TAGACAAAGCAGGTAATGGTTACGCAGTAATCAGATTTCTTCCTGCACCCGATGGAGAAGACCTTCCATGGGCACAAGTTTGGACACATGCCTTCCAAGGACCAGGTGGATGGTATATTGAAAACAGTCTAACGACTTTAGGTAAAAAGGATCCTGTTTCTGACTTGAACAGGGAACTCTGGAATTCTGGTGGTGAAGGTTCTGCTGAAAGAACTCAAGCACGCAACCAGAAGCGTAAGTTAAACTATTACAGCAACATTTACGTTGTCAAGGATAGTGCAAACCCTGAGAACGAGGGTAAAGTCTTCTTGTACCGTTATGGTAAGAAGATCTTTGATAAGGTTATGGAATCAATGCAGCCTGCATTTGAGGATGAGCAACCAGTAAATCCTTTCGATCTTTGGAAGGGTGCTGATTTCAAACTTAAGATCACTAAGGTTGCAGGTTTCTGGAATTATGATAAGTCTGAGTTTGATAAATCATCAACTCTAGGTGACTTCTCTGACAAAGAGTTAGAGACAATCTGGAAACAAGAGCACAGTCTTGCTGCTTTCACTGCTGAGGATCAGTTCAAGTCTTACGATGAACTTCGTGAGCGTCTTGAAAGAACACTCAAAGGTGGATATAAGAAGCAGGTTGAGCAGGAGCAGTTTGATGAAGAGGTAACTCCAACAGTACAGGGTAGACCCGATGTACCAGGCACTCCAACTCCTACACCTTCAGGTGAAGACGATACACTATCTTTTTTCGCTAAATTAGCTAACGAAGACTAAATTCGACTTTATAATACCAAAATACCCCGAAAAAAATTCGGGGTATTTTTTTATGCCTTACATTTTCAGTTCGTAGGCAGTGCTGGAAACATTAACTGTTCCCATCTTATTAATTCTTCTATAATATGTTTCAACGAAGTCTGTTATGAGATTCGGACGTATGACTTTAATTTTTTCCTTCTTACCGTTAATTTCTTCTTCATATTGATAATTGGTAATGGATACGACTGGATTTGCTGTAACAACGATACCATTATCAATATAACTTACTGAGTAATTAGATGGAACTACTTTTCCTGGTGGAATAATTGTATTACCTGTAGTGTTCTTAACTTCAGTAGTTACATAGTGCTTTGTTGCTTGTGGATTATCATATTTGTTAGATACGTAATCAGTCAACTGTAAAGTAGACTTTGGCCATTGCTCATAATAATTTACTATATCATTAGCAATAAAAAGTGTCCAGTTATAAAATGGACTACCATATAATCTATTTGCAATAATTTCTGGATTTTCTCCATTTTTTACCACATACTCATCAAATAGAGTTATACTATTGATATATTCAGGCAATACTTCAGATCTCTGCCATAGATTCTTTGCGTAGAGTAAATCTACATCTACAGGAGATTTAGCAATATTATAGAATAAATCTGGTAGGTTTTTTAATAACATTAGAGATGCTTGTCGGAGTCGAAGTCGGTTCTGGTTAGTGCAGTCAGTTCAGTGAATCTTAAAGTAGCTGTGATTAAAGGTATAGTACCATCATGGACAGTGCTTACTGTACCAAATGGTGTAGTGTTTACATTTAAACCCTGCAATGCACATAATTTTGTTTTTGGCATCATCTTATGTGGTTCTGATGACATGGTTACACCTTGTTTCACTGGTACGAATCTAGGTTCTAATACAAATACATCTGGGAATCCTAGTAATACTCCAGTACCCGAACCTAATGGATCTAGTGATGCTGGATGCATACCAATCTTAAACCATTTGAGAATATCTTGGATCATTGTAGATTCTTTTTCATTTCTTGATGCAAACTCAAAGTTTAGTTCAAACTGTCTGAATTCCATTTTTGAAAAGAATTGTATAGCATTTTCATTTGGTGCCATACCAGCTAGACCAGCAATATTGGTTGGATCCATTAAATCTGAGTTTATACTAAATGGATTACTAGCATATTTTGATCCTTTAGCAGTTCCTGCTGCTAGATCTCCAAATAAGTTATTTCCACCTCTTGCCCTGTTTTTTAACAAACCCCCTCCAGCACCTAAAGCACCACTTCCACCTAAGATTATGGCAGCTCTTTTGGGATCGTCTGCTAGTAGAGCCATGGTTCCTAGCTTAAATGTATTATTCCAGTTAGCACCATATTGGTATTGGAATTCATTTGGTAGTGCTAAATTACAATAACTTTTGGCATATCCTTCATCGTTAAACTTTCTAACCGCATCTTTTCTATCTAATACCTCTCGTAACGATACCTGTTCTCTTTCTCCACCAATATATCTACCTTCAAATTTCATATCCAAGATATCATCATTGGTACGTTCGTCTTTTGTAAACCAACCTACTCCATTTTCTTTTCTTGCTTGTTTAATAGCTGCTACATCTCCAGCATTTCTAAAGTATACATCGCCAAAGTCATCATTATCAGCTGCTATTCTAGCATATTTGTCTGACTTAGTACCTGAATTGTAAGCCCAATTTGCTGTATTTGATATAGCATTCGTTACATTTCTAATGCCACTACTATTTGATACAGATCCTAGTGCATCACGTTGATTCTGAGCAACTTGTTTCAGACCATCTTTATAGGAATACTTATTAATTTTTATAAACGATGCATATGGGATCTCAGAGATCTGAATTGGATATGCATAGCTTTTATTTGTACCTTCCATTATTTGTTACGATGGAATTTCTCTAGGGGTAGTTGACTTAGTACTTGTATGTCTTCTTCAGATACTTCAAAGAAAATGTCGTCAGCATTCTTAGGTATGTAATAATGTAGAGTGACAGAAGGATACTTCTTATTATTTATCGCACTTAATCTAGCATTGCTTTGAATGTAATGTAGATTCGCACCCAAATATATATCTCCTTTAATTTCAAGTAGTTTGATGAGAGGAAATTGATCCCATTGTTTCAATACACTTTTAAATTTTGGATCATAATCAAAAAAGTACCATTTACCTTCTTCTGGAGTTTCAACAGCATCATCTAATAAGGTATTGAATACTGTATCTCGTAATTTTGTTTTAGTTATTGAAGTTCCTTTTAAACTTTGAAGCAGACTAGTAAATTTTGAGCTCGACTTCAGTGATGAGCTTGAACTTCCAAAGCCTGTCCCTGCAGTATTGCTCTGCCGCTTCCCACTTTGCTTTGTTGGTGGCATAGGTCATTACCTCGGTTAGATATTGTTTAGTTTTTCTTTTTTGAGGTTTAGGACCATCGACCTGTCTTTTTGGTTTAACCTCAACTAAGTATTTGGATATTTTTCCATTTGCTTCCCGTACCTTCATATAGAAGTCTGGAAAATATCTTCTCCACTTCTTTTGTACAGGATCTTTATATGGTATAACGTATTCTTCACTTGACCACTCTAGTATATTCTTGTTAGAATCACAGTAGTCCATGAACTTTTTCTCCCAAAGAGAACGGTAAATGACCCCAGTGGGGTCTCCTTTGTACTTACGGTAGTTTCGTACCTTGTATTTACCTTTATATGAGGGCATAAATAAAACAGGTCACACCATACTAGATATTTATGGCAACCACAAAGCTCTTTGAGTCAAAAGAAAAGTTCAGTATCGATAGTTTTAAGGACTTGATTGTCGATAAGGGTATTTCTGCGTCTAATTTATATTCTTTTGAGATCCAAGGTACGGATGCCCTAAAAGGTTATATGAAGACGAATATAAGACAGAGGTATAGCAATAAAGTATCTCAAGCTGATGATCCTTTTACATCAGGTCAGTATAAATTGAATATGATCTGTAATGAGATTCAGATACCTGGAGTTGATATGACTGCATCTGATGTTAAGTCACCTTATAAAGGGTTGACACAGAAGATGGTGTCTGGTAAAGTATATAATGAGCTAGATGTACAGTTTTATTGTGATTTGAATTCTACTCCCTTGTCTTTCTTTAGAGCTTGGCAAGATATGATCATGGGTAATCAACATGTACAGAATGTATTAGGATATGCTACAGGAAAAGTAAGTGGTAAAGATGGAGCATATGAAAAAGATTCTAACTTCCATAAGACCCATCAAGCATATGCACAACAGTATTATGATGATTATACATCCAATATAATTATATCTAAGCTTGAAAAGTATGGGGTGGCAAATAAACCAAAGTATAATAGGGCTGATAATGATTATGATTTTATTCGTCCTGAAGAATGGGATGTGTCATTTAAAGCAACCTTGACGAATGCTTATCCATATTCCATGTCCTCTGTACCATATAACTTTGGACAATCTGAACTTGTTAGAGTATCTGTGGGATTCTACTACGAGTACCAAACTTTCCAATTCTCATACCCAACCCCATCATCCAATTAAATTATGCCATTACCTGAAATTGTTACACCAACCTATGAGTTGGTGGTGCCTTCTACAAAAAAGAAAATTAAATACAGACCCTTCTTAGTAAAAGAACAGAAGGTTTTGATTGTTGCGAT